ATCAGTGTTATCCCTACCATCCTAGTATTTCTTTAAAGATAAACATTACCTTGTCTTGAAACTCCTCCAAAGTTCCCGCATTGGGAATAATAAAATCCGACTCTTTGAATAGATCGATATCAAAAGATTCTGGTGATTCATGTGGTTTTCTTGGATCGTAAACGCCTATTATCCAGTCAAATAAGTTCTGGTTCTTGCACTCTGCTATCTCCACAGCACTACGCATTCCTACATACATGTCGGAGCTTTCTAGAATACCCTTTGCTAATTGTGCCTTGTCTACAAGATTGTAGTCACATATCAGATCGTGCCACTCAGCTCTGTGATTTACACGGTCTTCAAAACATTCCTCAGGGGTTTGATATCCATACTTCTCTTTAAGAGCCTCGTAGATAAAAATATCTGCTGCTGCTTGTGAGGAGGATTTAAAGGTTAAACCAAATGTTTCATTTACTATCTCAGCCATGGTGTCTTTGCCGTGCCTTGCATGTCCAATAATTAAAATCTTCATATTATTATATGTTTTTGAAATGGTTAAAAAGGTCTATAAACACTTGTTCCTGATCCACAGGAAGGTAGGTTGTACTTGGTAAACCAAACAACAGTGATTGAGACCATTCATTGTTTAATAATCTCAAATCAATATCTTTCACTTCTTGTGACAAGGTTTCAGGGACCCCAAACTTCTCAGCAATTACTTTGTGAAAATTACTCTCGATTTGCTTGTACTCAGGAAGTAATGCTTTTAAAGGTGAAGGAATGTCTTGAAGGTAAGCCTCTGTAGCATCATGCAATAATGCCTCTAGCTCAAAACCAGCTTCAATCATAGTGCATGCGTTAATGCTATGAGTTGCTACCGACAGGTGGTGTTTGGTATGTCCACAAAACCTAGGTATTAAGCTCAAAGCATGAGCAATATCCTCAATGCATATTTGTTCAGGTTTGGGGTTCCTTAGGTCCACTATCTTACCTGAGTATGTCCTAATACATCCTTTTGGGTAATCTCTCCAATCGGCTAAATTCATGTTATAGTTTTTAAAGATTAATCTAAATCATTTTTTGTTCTCATTGCTTCTAAAACAGCAACTCCTACTAGGAAAGCCATATAGATAGCGATTGCTAAATATCCATTCATTAGCTATCGTAATCATGCTCGTTAAACACCTTATCAATGAGCTTGTTTAGATAAGGAGATGTGATTTTCTCTTTAGGTACACCTCTTAATATTTCAATCAAAAGCGAGAAGTATGCAATATCAACCCCTATAAGCTGTTCTTCCAGAACAACAGGGTTTTTCAGGTCTAATTCGGATATCTGAAACATAATTTTTAATATTTCCCCAGCATTAATACTCCAACCCCTGAGTATAAACTTCTTCATTCGAATAATAGAGGTCAAAGGATACAGAGAACCTTGATACCTCAATTCTTTTGTTAAGATACAAGCTAATGCGTCTTCATTCAGCACCAATCCTTCCTCAAAAGTAAAGTAGTTGGTGGCATGTATAAAGTCAAACGTTTTGTGGATTTGTTCTGAATCACCATGGAATCTTAAGACAATCTGTATGTCATCTGTTAAGGATATAGCGTTTTGTGATAAGAAAGCTACCTTAAACAAACCTTTGTTTGTTTCTTCCTCTGGTAGGTCAATTCTAACCCCTTCACTTGGGATGTCTAGTTTAACTTGGTCAGGTTTTAAACTCTTAAGTCTCACCACAGCACCTGCCAGATTACCCCCTTCTATAAAGGCATCACTAGTATGTTCTTCAAGATACTCTGCTTTCTTGCGACCATCCAACACTCTCTGAGGAGTATAATATTGGGCTAATCTTACAAGAACATCCATATCCTTAATATAAACATCATAATCATTAACATCTTCCCCTAGAAGCATTGATGTGATACTACCACCCGATACCAAAAGGTTTTTCCTTACCTCTTCTCTTAGTCTTTCGTCTTCGATACTAACCAACCATTGGGTTAACTTAGTTGACATTACTTTCTTAATCGTTTTTATCTTCATAATTAAAAGAATCTATTAGGTTTGTTACTTTTCTTTAAATTTAACTTCAATAATACTCCCACAGAGGAGGTATGCAATACACCGATGTCTTTAGTAACAGTAGCCTCATGACGTACTGAAAGATAACAATCGTTAACCACCTCAACCAACAGTTCAATACCTGCTTTCGCTCCGAATCGATCAGTATCTGAGTAGCTATCACGTTCATATACAGGCCCCATATCCACTATCATAAAGTTTACAGGGCGAACAACCAGTCCTAATGAGAACTGATCGTAGCGATCATCTGTGTTATTTATTGTGGTGAATTGTGCTTTTGCTCCTAGGGCCCCTACTTGTTGAATAATTGAGCCCCCTATCGCCAGTCCTTCTCCTGTAGAGGAGTAACTGTACCCCCCTTCTATCCTAGCGAATGTTTGTGACATCGACACCAAGGGGAGGATTAAAATTAGTACTCTTATAATGTTTTTCATAACTAAAATGCTTCTTTTGGGTTGCCAAGGGGAATATCCATCTTGGCTTGTTGTCCAACACCGAAGAAATCTCTTCTCCAATCCTTGAGAGGACTAATCTTACTATCTGGGTCAACAAAGTCAGCGTTCTGCCAAAACTGTAGCTTCACAGCCTCGTCATCACCTCTTGTAATGTTACCACCAGTGTCATTGTCTTTTATTTTGTCAACATGGAGCTCAGTGAACATAAATGTCTCTGGGTTTTTAACCTGCCTGTGGATTACGTAAAAATCATCAGCCCTGTTCGCCCATATAGCACCACCGTCAATGTGGGACTTGTAAGGTCTTGGTATATCACCACTATCATCGACTTTAAGTCTTCTCGCTTCTGTGATCGAGTGAGCACTGACATATACACTGCAGAATTTCTCACTAAATATCCTGATCTCAGAGATAGCGCGGGTATGATATTCATATGAACTCAACCCAGCACCTTTGTTCTTATAATCCAACTCTAAAGAGTTGTAAGGATCAATCAAGAATCCTTTAATAGTAGGGTCCTGTTGACACAATATTTGACCGAATTGCATTAGTTCGTAAACATTATATACCTTATCCTTTCGAATGAAGTAGAAATGCTCATCTACTAGCTTCTTAGCTTTTTGCAATTGAGCCTGTGACGCATCCTTTGCACTACGACCGAGAATGAAATCCATCAATCTGATCTTAATCTTGGGTATATCGTTCTCAGGAGAGTAGATGATCCATTTCCATCCGTACTTCGCTGCTGCGACTGCCGTCATCCACCAAACCAAGGTGGACTTACCAACGTTATCATGCCCTAAGAACACAGAGAAGTTATTCTCCTTCAACCTAAAGTACTGGTCAAGGTATTTATTACCTATTGGTTTCCCCATCTCAATCCCATTGATCAAGATGTCCATCATTTTCCTATCAACCTCATTGCGATCGATCAAAAAGGTAAACCCACGCTCTTCGTCAGCATACTTCTTTCGAGAAAGAGTAATATTGAATTCATTCTCAATTTCCTCGATCTCATAAATAGGCTTGCGTTGGCCCTCTTGAAGACCATCTTCTATTGTGTTAAATGCCAGCTCAGGGTCGCTTGGGTTTTTAGCCTTAATCCTATCTCGTAGCATTTTACGAGCGTCAGCCTCGTCCACTATACCAGAAGCAATGTAACCTCCCATTAAATAGGAGGCTTTTATAAGAGTTCTGTGTTTGTCACCATCCCTTGATCTGTCAATCATCTCTGCTGCAACCGCTATCTTCTTGAAGTCAGTCATTCCTGACCCTTTTTTAATAGCAGCGTCATCAATAACCTCAGCTTCTGTGATCACCTTGAACTTAGTGTACTCCACAGCATTCTCGTTAATGTAGATATCTGGGTCGTAACTCATCCAACAGACACGGGACTCATTAATGCTGGTAGTATCTACTTTCAGCCCCAACTTACTAAGGTCTTCAAGGATTGCCCTGTAGTGATTGCGGTGCATTGCAATATCTGCAGGAATACGATAAAGGATTTTTAGCTTTTTACTGGGAGAGTCAAACACGGAAAATACATGCTTGTCTGTCTTAAAATGCTCTTTCCACTTCTTGATATCTTCCTCAGATTCAAACTCATCCAAGTCAATAATAGCAAGACCTGAGTGTGATGATAGTGAAGCATCATCTCTGTACGACTTGTAAGCCATTCCTGTACTCCGACTAATCTTGTCAATCGGTTTACCACAATACCCAGAGAACACCACAGCACCTAACTTCTTCTTTAGAGTCTTTAGTGTTTTCTCATCCCCAGTCATTAGTCGAACCTCTTCGATGATTTCTCGTAAGCCGTTGGCACCAGAACCAATTCTCTCCAGAACCTTCATCACATCAACCTCGACTGGTTTGGTTGTAATATCTTTGATGTCTTTGTATACGCTTACTTTCATATTTTCTTCAATAAATAAATGTTAAGGAAATCCTTCTTACCGTACCCAGTACCCATTAACTTCTTGGCTAATGTATCAGTTTCTTCATTACATACGCCTCTCATGCCGAAGTGACTGAGTTCTCGAATAATAGCACGTTGTGCCTTGGTGTTGTCTGGGTTAAAGTCCTCAGGTATCTCCGCTACATATGTGTTAAACTTCTCTCTGTTGAACAACGTTGCTGGTCTAAGGAATTTCTTCATGTAAGGATCGTCTTTCCACTCCTTGTTCTTGTAATACACCACGGCCTTTAGTTTTTGGAGGGAGTGTCCTTCCTCAACCCTATTAGAAATGTGCTGTAAGAAAACAGGAGGTACTGTATCGAGATTCTTAGTTATCGCTGCTTTTTCCTCATCCAAGGTGTATCTATTTCTCCCATTAGTTACCTCTTTGAAGTAGTTTAGTACCTCAACAGCAATTTCAGGGTGTCTTGGTGGATCGACCTTATGGGTTTTTGGTATGTCATAGATCGACCTATTGTAGGCATATGATTTAGCTTGTTGTATAAAAATAGAAGAAGCACATTTCTTACAAACAGGTACCAGTTCGTTTTTAATCTTGAACTGCACCTCTGTTTCGGAATTACATATTTTACAGTTCATGGTGAT